CTCGACCTGTCGGCCCGCACCGAAAGCCAGGCCAGTGCCCTGGAGGAAACGGCGGCATCCATGGAACAACTGGGCTCCACCGTCAAGCAGAACGCCGACAATGCCCGCCAGGCCAACCAGCTGGCCCAAAGCGCGTCCAGCGTGGCCGTACAAGGCGGTCAGGTGGTGGCCCAGGTCGTGGACACCATGAAGGGCATCAGCCAATCCAGTACCAAGATTGCCGACATCATCAGCGTGATCGACGGCATCGCTTTCCAGACCAATATCCTGGCCCTCAATGCCGCCGTCGAAGCGGCCCGCGCAGGCGAGCAAGGCCGGGGTTTTGCCGTAGTGGCAGGTGAAGTGCGCACTCTGGCCGGCCGCAGCGCCGAAGCCGCCAAGGAGATCAAGGAACTCATCACCGCCAGCGTGCAGCGCGTGGAACAAGGCACGACCCTGGTCGATCAGGCTGGCTCCACCATGAACGAGGTGGTGAGCAGCATCCGCCGCGTCACGGACATCATGGGCGAGATCAGCGCCGCCAGCTCGGAACAAAGCGCCGGCGTCATCCAGGTGGGCGATGCAGTCACCCAGATGGACCATGCCACGCAGCAAAATGCCGCCCTGGTGGAAGAAATGTCGGCCGCAGCCAACAGCCTGCATGGCCAGGCGCAGGACCTGGTGCAGGCCGTCGCCGTTTTCAAACTCCACCCCAGCGAAGCCCAGGCCACCAAGGCTTCGGCGACTACCACGCCATCCACCGCAGCACCACGCTCGGCCCCACAGGCCCGCAAGCCGGCACCTTCAGCGCGCCCTGCCCCCTTCAAGATCGAGGGCAGCTCACCAACTGCGCCCCCAGCGCCCGCCAAGCCTGCGGCATTGACCAAGACCGCAGACGCCACCGACGAGTGGGAAAGCTTCTAAGCACCACCGCAGTGTTTTGAGATCCGCCAGAAGCCCCCGTGCACCTGGCGCTTGATGCCGATCCGCTTTGATCGGCACCACGGGTACCAACGCCAACGGATGCTGAGGGTTGCACGTTGGTTCACCCAAGACAAAGGGCGTTCACTGGACATCAGTGAACGCCCTTGAACGTTATGGCCCCAGCTGGCGGAAATTGAACCCGCGTCCGCACAAGCATTCATGCGGGTTTACGGCCACCCGTGTGATTTTGGTGTGATTTCACAATACATGCGGCCTTGATGGCATTTCTTGCCTACCAGCCGGTAATGGACACCATCCACCTCTGTCCCGTCGCCGGAATCTCTGATGGCGCCACCACTATAGCCCACTGAGGCAAGCCCGGCGATTTTGAGCAAGCGAAGGTCAGGCGCTCCGTCATGGACGCGTCTGAAGCTGAGCAGCCGTTTCGTCAGCGATCTATCAAATAATTCCGCGCACACACACGCACGTTGGACTCTAATTTATGCAGCTTATCGTGAGTGCACCTCCACCAAGCCTACAGCTAAGGGAGGGGTAGCTTCGTCTGGACACGCACTAGGCTTCAGAGCCAATCATATTGAAACTCGTAATTAACTCATCGCTTTAATGAATTGAGACAAGGTTCCTTCGTGATATGAACCATCCTCTCGGCGATAGCCGACGTGAGTTACAAGATCAAGGGGCAGGTTGCGGCGGTAGATCCACCAAGTTCCTGATTTCCGAAGCTCTGGCTGAGCGAGAAGTTTCTCAGTAATTCGCTTGAACTCGAGATTATATTCAACCTCATCGTCCGGCCGAACCGGTATGTGTGCCGTGATATCGGCCGCAAGCGCGAAATCCGGCCTCATCCCCGGCAAAGCTGTGAATGCCTCTAGATTCTGGTCACCAGCGGGTATAAGTATTCGAAGCCGGAACAAGCGATGATCTAAGCAACGCGCTTGATTGCCGTGTTCAGCCTTGTATCCAAAGCGGCGAGATTGTCCATCGCTGATCACACGTCCATCTGGCAGACCATGTCCATCCGGTCGAGGATCGCTCGTCAGGTGGACGCCATACTTAGACATTACCCCGCCCTGCGGTAAGGCGGCGGCAGATGCCAAGAGTTCACGCCGATCCAAAATACCTGTCAAGCCAATATGATGAGTGAAGTGAAATAGTTCCATTTTTCGGACTGATTTGCCGTAATTTTCACATTTAGACGCCAAGAGTAAATTATTTTACACCCAAAATAGGACGAATATCTTCAATCAAGTCATCCCATTGTTTTTTTCCATTAGTTGTATTTTTTTTAAACGCATCTTCCACTCCATCATCTTGGCTCCATGCATTAATCACCCCAGCAACATTGGGTTTTCTAGAGATATGTAATTCAATAGCATCCTCAATGTAGCCGGCTTTCCATTCGCATAAAATTTTCTTCTGATGCGAAATTTTTTCGCTTGCAGATGATGTTGTTTCCATTCCCATTTCTGCTTGCTTAATTTGATTATATAAATTTGCCAAATAACTCCATTGTGCAGAAAATCTAGCATACAATGCAAGATAAGTACCCGCAAATAATGCGGCAAACCAAGGAGCAAGCTCAATTAACTGAATCCTAAAGTTATAAAATGTTATTGGGAGACACAAATTAGGATCAATTAAATTTCTTAAAAATATGGCTATTAAAAGCAATGTTGAAGAGATACAAAAAGCTCTTAAAATTATAATCACGCCTCCGTTTGATCGATGACGCGTTAGCAGCCATTCGTACGAAATAAGAACAACAATTTTTTGAATATATAAATATATACCCGGACATTCATCTTTTGAATTCATTTTCCCTCGCTTCTGTAATTTTACAAAAATAATTGTAAACTATATTTAATTATGCGGATGATGCTAACTTGAGTGAAATAATCAACTCATCAAACGAGACGATCTATTTTCATAATTTTCTAGAAATAATTACAGCACAGCCATTTTCGCATCAGCACAAGGATTGAGATTGACGGTCTCTTCACTCTGACGTTAGCCTCCTCCCTTGCTGACATTGCTCGGCATACTGCTGGAAGTATCCGAGCTTGGCTTGGTCTTCTGCGATGGCGTCTCTGAGATCGAGAACACGCTCTGATACGCCTGCATTGAGCGTGATGGCGTCATTGCCCAGGCCGCCGGCGGCGGCATCTGCGCGCCCCGCGCTGCCGGGCTGATCGGCGTATCGGGTGACGATGCGCACCCCGCAAGTGCCAGCGCGCACGCAATCACGCAGGCGCTGTGTTTCAGCTTTTGCATTGTTCAGGTCCTCGGTACTTTTCTTGTCGGCAGCAGCCAGGGCCAATCCGGCCTGGTGCTCATAAGCCCGCACCGCATCGGCCGCGGCGCGGGTTTTGGTGGCGATGTCGGCCAGCACGCCCGCGTGGTCCTGCCGGAGCTGGGACAGCGCAGCATCCGACCGCCAGCCCTGGGCGGTCCAGCCCGCAGCAAAGGCCCCAGCCAGCACCAGGGCAGCCATGATGGTTTTGCTGCGGGTCGTCATGCCAACCCACCTTCGCACAGGTGGCGCTCGGCCGCGCGTCGGCGCACCAGGCCCGGCAGCTGCTTGCCGCCGGCATAGGTCCAGCGGCTCAGTTCGGCGCACGCCCCATCCATGTCGCCGGCATTGGCCTTGCGCACCAGGGTGGAACCGCAGAAGGCACTGTCCCCCACGTTGAAGGCGAACGACAGGAACGCGGCACGCTGGCCATCGGTCAGCGGCTGGCGGATGCAGCCCAGCGCATCCGCATGCTGGGCTAGGTCCTGGTACAGCATGGCCTCGCACTGCTCGCGCGTGAAGGTCTGCCCAATGCGCAGCTCCGGGCTGGTGTGGCCGGTGCACGCCGTCACGATGCCGATGGGATCGCGGTACGTGCGGTGCACAGTCCCTTCATACGTGGCCACGAGCGGCACCACGGACGCCGCAGCCGCCGCGCCGATGGCGGCAATCAATTTCTGCTTGTAGTTCATTTCGGGTAGATCCCCCGGGCCGCATTCCATGCCGCGGTCAGTGCGACCCCCAACGCCACGATGGCGGCCGTGGGCCGAGCCAGCTTGCCCAGCCAGTTGAGCACCTTGAAAGCGCCCTTCATGGCAGTGAAGAATTCCAGCAGATCAGCCAACTGCTGCTTGAGCTCATGCAGCTCTTTGCGCGTCTGCTCCAGCTCGCGCGGGATCGAACCCTGCCCACGCTCGATTTCGGCCATGCGTGCGCTGCCCGCATCGAACCGGCCATTCACCTGCTGCATCGTGCGCACCGGCAGCTCGTTTCCCACTCATCCTGCATACACCCCCCTTACCCCCCAGCCAAACTCCTGGAAGGAGTCCTCGAAAACCTACCCTCTGGATTGCCTTACGCCGGCTGCCGTCAGCACTTGGGCTCCACATCCGTCACCTCACCTGCAGCGCGGCCGCCGTCGCGGGGGGCCGCTACCCCAGCCTCGTAGGCCTCCAGCGCAATGGTGTTCATCAGCTGCTGCAGCGTTCCCTGCAGGCCCGCCGACAGCTCCGGCGTGATCTTGTTGCCCACATTGGCGTTCAGCACTTCGGCCAGGCGCGGGTTGATTGCGTTGTCGTTGTCCATGTGTGGCTCCTGTTCGTGCTCAAGCGGCGGTTTCGATCTCTGCGGGCTCTTGCGTCCAGCTGATGCCCGCCACCTCCTCCGCCGTCTGTGCCGCCTGGATCTGGGCGTAGATCTGCCGGCTGCGCTGGTGGATGCCGTCGGTGTGGGCCAGCAAGGCAAAGCCCACCGCAATCACGCCTTCGGCGCCCAGCTCCACCGTGGTGTTATCGGCCAGGGTCCAGCGGATGCTGTAGGGCTGCCCGGCCTCCCGGGTAGTTGGCAACCATGCGCCGCAATGCATCAAGGGAGTTCATGTCCGGGCTCCAGAAAAACGGACGTTGCAGCCGCTCGGGGTAGATCCGACACTTGGCCCAACGAAGAAAGAGAGAGATGGAACCCAAGCCACAACCACCCAAGCCCGAAGCGCTGACACCAGAGCAGGTGCAAGCAGCCATTGAACGAGCCGAGAAGTGGCTTGGAAGGATTGAGGCACGCGCGCTGCGTGCGATCGCGCTGGGGCTACGCGATGTGTAGAGGTGCCCGCCCTGCCCTGGTCTATGCTGGTGCGGCTTACACAACCAACCCCAGGGAGAGCGGACATGACAAAACCAGAAGAACTGCAAGCGCAGATCGATGGATTGCGGCTATTGGTGATGAGCCTCTTGGCCCGAATCCCTGCGGAAGAGCTCCGCAAGGACGTAGAGATCAGATTCGAATCCTGGGAGAACATGCACATACCCACCGGAGTCAGCAATTCGTATCTGGATCTGATGCAGACCGAGAAGGACCGCGCCCTTCACATGCTCGAGACGCTTCGGGGGCAGCAGAGTGCAAGTGCGAAGACATCACTGCAGCAGCCGCCTTCCGACCACGCGTCACCCTAGCGAACAGGCTGGAGCCATGCCTCTCGCGGCACTTCTTCAGCCGCCGCACAGACTCAAAAATGGAGCCGCCAAAGCGGTACGGGTCAGCCATGGGGGGTCTCCTCTGCGTTTGGCATGGAATGGGTGCCCGCCCTGCCCTGGGCTACGATGGAAGTTCCTACACAACCAACACCAAAGAGAGCGGACATGAAACAGGAATTGATAGGTCCAACTGCAACGCTCGCTGCAGCGCTGCTGTCGAACCTCGAAGACGAGCACAGCGAATTCACACCAGCCATCGTTGCGGCCGCGTTCGAAGAGGCGTACTTCATGCTTCTCGATGGCATTCAGCGGGTGGACAACGAGATTGCGCGGCGCGAGAAGCTGTAGTAGCGGCGTACATGTCACCCATGGCTCACCTCCTCGGGGCTGGGCTTGGAAAGGGTGCCCGCCCTGCCCCGGGCTACGATGGAAGCTCCTACACAACCAACGCCAGGGAGGGCGGACACGAGCGCAGTGCTAATCGCATATGACTTGCACAAATTGGGGCAGCGGTACACCGAGTTGCGAAAACTCATCATTGAAACGTTTCCGGGCAGCTGGAACTGCTTGGAGTCAACTTTCATAGTCAACACAAACTGGACGCCAGCTCAGGTACGAGACTTGCTGAAATCCAAGCTGGACTCCAACGACGAGTTGCTTGTAGTTGCACTGGTCAAACACGGCTGGGCATCCTGGGGACTATCCAAACCATGCTCAGATTGGCTGCATGCCAACGCCTGACCATCGGTCTGCGGTGTAAAGCCATCCCGGATCAGCTCCCAGTTGTCCGGGTGGCACCAAATCTGCGTTGCGTACGCCAACGCAAAAGGAATGCCGTTTTGCTTGTACACGGTGCCGGCAGGCAATATGAAGGTCTGCAACTCAACCATGACTTACCTCCTCGGCATTTGGCTTGAAATGGGAACTGCGCTGTCTCGGCTCTCGACTGGCTCAAAACCGAAATCACGCAGGGCTTGCCGACCATCCGGGCTTTGGGCCAGTAGCTCACTCAGATCCATGGCCGCAGCCAGAAGGCCTGCCTTGGGTGAGCCTGCCTCGCGAGCAACATGGGATGCGTGGTGCCGAAATGCGATGAGGGAATCGGCCATGCTGAACCAGCGCGCAGCACAAGCAGCAACAGCCGCGGCTAGAGCACCCTGCTCTCCTGCTCGCACTGCGGCCATATCCACTGCGGGAAGCTTGTGGCTAGCCATGGCTCACCTCCCCCGCTTCGCCAGCCAGCGCATTCGCTCGCAAAGAATGGATCGCCTCGTCGGGCAAGCACATGTAGATCGAGTCGTGAACGAACTTGCTGAAGGCGCGCATGTCGTCCTCGCTGCGCTGCGAGGTGTTCAGCTTCGAGCCGTAGATCCGGCAGAACTGCTCCACCAGCTCTGGCTCAGCAATCGCACTGGACAGGCAGTTGATGAAGGCCGGATCGAAGTACGCCGCAGAAAGAGGAAGCCGGCCGCACATCACGCCACCTCCTGGGTGGTTGTAGGAGTTGGCTTTCTCAGTAGGTTGCGCCGGATGCGCGTGATCCATGGGTTGTCACGCTCAACACCCGAAGGGATGCCACGCCTTTTCCAGTTCTGGACGCGCTGGATACCGCCATTTTTTAGGTCGTACCCTAAGCGGGCAGCGAGCTTGGTGGCTCCGCCCATGTGAGATATGAGTCCTGCGTCTTGGTGAATGCCTAAATTAAACACATTGTTTGAACAAAAGTCAAACACATCGTTTAACAACATTTTGTTTAGCAAACGGAAAATTTCTAGATGCACACCTCTGCAGATCGCCTCTATCAAGCCGCCAAGCAACTCCGAGACATCTCGGGTCAGTCGGCTGTTGCCCGCCTGCTCAATGAATCACCCCAGACAGTGAAAAATTGGGAGACGCGTGGTGTTTCGCGCTCTGGAGCTATGAAGGCCGAGAATGTGCTGGGTGTACGAGCCAACTGGCTCATCACTGGCGAAGGCGACATGACAAGCGGATCCGTTATTGCTCCGCGAGAAGAATTTCTGCCTGCAACGCCGACCGCAACAGACCTGGTCCGAATCCCCTTGCTCGCCAATTCGGGTAGCATGGGTCCAGGCAATGAGGTGCTGGACTCTGACTACGTGGTCGGCGACTTGTCGCTGTCCTCGCACTGGATCAACCAATACATCAAGCCAGGCAACATCCGTGAGTTGAGATTCATCCACGCCCACGGCGAGAGCATGGCTCCCACTTTCAGCGATGGCGACGTACTACTGGTGGATGCTGGTTCACGCGATCCGGCCGCCCACGAGGGCGTCTATGTGCTGGAGTTGCATGGCAAGACCTACATCAAGCGCGTGCGCATGCGCATGTCAGGCATGCTGGAGGTCAGCTCGGATAACCCAACAATTAAAACGGTGGATGAGCTGAATGGAGACCACGCGGTGCGAGTGCTGGGCCGTGTGGTTTGGGCATGGAATGGTCGAAAACTTTAATCACCCAAAATCATTAATTATCGAAAGAGGGACGCCGTTGAAATCGCTGGGAAAAGTCGCACTTGCTGCGTGTTTCGCTCTTGCATGTGCCGGAGTGTCTGCACAAACCTTTCAGAAATGGGAAGTTTATGACTTGATTGATGCACCGGTCACCATGACCATTAATGACAGCGGAAATGGTTTCGGGCAAGTCTGCTCAGACGAGATGCAGGACTGCTTCTGGGTCATTCTGACTTCAAAGACCGCATGCGAATCTGGCACGGAGACGCCTATCCTCGTGAATGCATCTAGCGGATCTTTTGCAATTTCATCTCACTGCTCTGGTGTCGTCAACCTTAGTGGAACTAACTATCACCGGTACATCCTCTCAACCCATAAGCAAATGACCACGATCGTTCAGGACTCCTCCGGTCTGATCGGGTTTGCCATTCCACTCGAAAGCGGTCTGTTCTCCGTTC